CAACGTAACGTTGGCCAGCGCGACGAACTGGAACAGCGAACCAGTGCTTTCACGGGTCTGCGGGTTCACAGCGAAGCAGCCGTTCACGGTGAACACGTCACCAGCACGGACAGTAGCCGCTGCACCAGCGCCGGTGATGGCAATGGTGGTGGCGCCTTCAGCCGTAACAGCAGCCGAGGTCGTGCCGCCGGTGGCGGTACGGGTGCCGGTGGTGTGCTGCTTGATCGACTGCGACATGTTGATTTCTTCGAAACCAAGCACGCCGGTGCCCATCATGCCGTTCTTGAACTGCTTGCTGATGGTGTCGGTCGGGTTGAACAGGCCCTTCATGCCTTCAACCAGGCCAGCGTTGGCAGCCGGGTTGACCGTCGCATAGCGCGGCGACATCACGGCAGCGTTTTCGTTCAGCTTCTGCTGGGCCTGAAGCAGAACCAGCGAAGTGGACGGGGTGGTGCCGGGGGTGCCGACCGTGTTGCCGATGGTGGCGTAGGCGTTGGCCACGTCAGCGTCGATGCTGGAGGCAAGCTGCGAGATACGCGGCTTCAGCACGCGCTCTGCGAAGTCGTCCAACTGCATGGTCAGTTCGGCGGTCGTGAAGTTCACGCCGATGTGCTTCTGGTTGGCAACGGTCAGCGTGGTGAACTGCTCGTTGTCGTCCTGCACCTGAAGGGCAGCGCCGTCCGTGACCAGAGCGCGGTCGGGCAGACGGATACGCAGGGTCGAACCGATCTTGGCGCCTTCGACAGCGAAGCTGTCGTCGTACTGACGGTTGACGTTGCGGGTGAGCACGAGGTTGTTCTCAAGGATTTCGAGAGCCTTCCGCGTGATCATGTCGATAGTAAGAATCGAGTTAGCCATGGTGGTAGTCCCAAATTAACGGTTGCGTTGTGCCTCGTACTTCTTGATCTGCCGCATCCGTTCCGCTTCGATCCATTCCGACGTACTCATCGACTTGGTCGAACGAGGGTCGGTCGTATCATACGTCGGCGCGCCAGAAGCGCGGGCTGTGACAGGTGCAATCGGTGCCGGGGCGGTTGAAGTTTTTCTAACCGGCGGGCTTGAGGCCATGCCGGCTTCAAGTTTTCCGATCTCTTTAGCCTGCAAGATGGGCGGCAGCCGGGCAATGCGATCCGCTTCCTTCGGGTTGGAACCGAGCCAATACAGGACATCGGGGCCAATGTCGGAAGCCTGGATGCTTTGCGCCATTGTCTCCGTGACGGACAGATTGGGGTTGTAGGCGACTTGTTCAAAGTCGTCGTACCGATCCCGCGCTGACTCCTCACGGTCGTGGTAGTTTTCGAGCAATGCCTGTTGCTGCTTGGCGGTTTCCCGCCGCGCCAACAATTCCTCCGCTTTACGTTCGGCCAAAGCCTCTGCGTAATCTTCGTAGGTGTTGAACTGGTCGGCACTCAGATCAGAAGGCGATGCTGCTGCTTTCTGCGCTTGAGCCATTTCCAGTCGCTGGGCTTGCTCACGCTCCCACTTACGCTGTTCCCTTGCAAGCCGCTTGCCGACGATTGCGTCCAGTTCCTCCTGGGAGAAAGTTTTGGATGCTTCCTGTTCGACAGGCGTTTCCGGCGTCGTGTTTTCTGCGGGCTGGATTGCTGCCGTGGCTTCCAGTTCCGGCGCGGAGGCATCCGCTTCAGTTGGGACATTCTCGTCCATGTATAACCCCTATGGAGTTCCCGGTGAGCCTCGCCGGTACGGTTACTGTGTAATCTACACTATACAGTATCTGTGTGCAACGTCAGGCCGCAACCGCCTGTAGCTGCGCGTTGGTGAGGCGGGTGGCGTAGAAGGTGAAGGTGCGGATGTGGCCGTTGAGGATGCCAGCATTAGCTCCACTTCCAAGTCCCAGTTGCGTTACCGTGGGAACTGTTCCGCTCGTATCCGTTGCAACAGCGCCCGTTGTGACACTGGCAAAGTCATTTGCCTTATAGGCTGATGCAAACTTAAACACCGTGCCGTCGAAAGGTATCACAGGCGACGGGATAAGATTGACTACAGAAACACCAGCATCAACCACCTGAAGAGTGGCTGTACTTCCGCTGCGGATGCTGTTGTTGGCGCTTATGCCATCATCAAACTGAAAAACACGGGTGGCCGGAGATGTTGCCGCTGGACGAACGCTGTCGGCGCTTGCGACAATCGTCCCCTCGCTGGCGTTGTACCAAGACGAGAAGTTCGTCCCCGTTATCGTCGCGTTGTCAGCCGCGCGTGTGACCGTGGATGCCACGGTGGGGATGTAGCTGGTGGCAAACGCGCCGGCTTCGGCTTGTGCGCCCCAGATCAGGATGCCAGACGTTCCATCTCCTATTGTGGTTCCTGAGTCCCTGACGGCAAACCTTGCTCGTGCCGTTGTGCCACTTCCAGTGGTAAATGTCAGCGTAAATCTATACCAGCCATTGCCAAAAGAAGTTGATGTCGAGGATACGCTTGTAAACGTACCTGCAACAGCCGCAGCCGTAACAACAGAACCATCAACCAATGAATACGTAACAGTTGCGCGGTTAGCCGTTCCAGTTGCTTCTGAGAAATACAACTCAATACGGTCAAACTCTGCTTCTTTTGCAAATACACTGAATGTTAAAGTTGCCCCAGCAGAATAAGTCACAGCTTGTCGAACTGTACCATTAGCAATAGCCGTCAAATCTACACCATTGCTTGGTATAGCTTTATCTGCGGTGGTCGTGCCGTCAGGTGCCACGGCGGCATTGGCTGTTATCGTGGCATTATCTTTAGTCCAACCCGCATTGTCGAACTGCTCCGAATACAGAGCCAAGTTCACCCGCTGCTCCTCAATCAGCAAGCCGCGCGGTGCGAGCGTGGCGGGGTTGTAGTCGAAGCGCGGGCCGTAGTATGCCGAGGCGACCGTCTGGTTGTACGTGCCGGGGGTCGTCTGGTAGGTGACTTGCTCGAACTGCGCGCCCCAGATAAACAGGCCAGACGTTCCGTCGCCCGTGTACGATGACGGCGTGCTGGTGCTGTTGAGGGAGAGGCGAATTTGCAGGCTGCCGAGAGCTGTGGTGGTAGCCACAGGGATTGCAATTGAACAACGATACCACCCGTCACCGACCGACGTTATGGTAGAAGTGAGTGTGGCAGACGGGGTGCCAGCAGTGCCGTTCGTAAGGTCAAAGCCGGCGGTGAGGTTAGCGCCGGCAGGGCCAACACCCGTGGCAATGAGTTGAAGGAACGTGCGTTCTGCCGCCTTTGCGTAGACGCTTAAAATATAAAATTGGCCAGCGGTTACAGAAACACCAACGACGGTGAAATGCCCCGTAGTGACAGCCGTGTTCTCGACCAGCTTATCTGCGGTGGTCGTGCCGTTCGGTGCCGTAGTGGCGTTTGCCGTAATGGTCGAAGCCGTCTTGCCCCAAGCCGCGTTATCAAACTGCTCTGAATACAAAGACAGATTGTTTGGCGCGTAGGTCACCCGCCCGGTGCTATCGACCAGCGTGGCGTTCGTCGTGCGGCTGAACGTGATGCGGCTGTCCAGCGGTGCGCCGGTCAGAAAGTTTAGCGTGAGCCTGGGGACAAGCCGTCCAGAACCCGACGTAAGGAACGTCGAAGCCAAAAGCCCTATGGACAGGCCGTTGCGGACGGGGATGCCAAAGCTCATCGAATGTTGATCGGCTTTGCGTACATCGTGCCGCCGGCGCTGATCTGGATCGCGCTGACGCGCCACACGCCGCCGGTTCCTTCCGGGACGGTGATCGGCACGGGCGTGTACGCAGGCAGCGGCGTGGCTGCGGACGTGGCCGTCACGCCGTTGCCGACCAAGACGTAGGCGTCAGTTGTACACCACACCAGGACGCCCTGCGGGCCGGCAGGCCAGCCGGTCACAGACCCGGCAGTGCCGGTGTAAGCGACGCTTTGCGTCGCAAACCCGGAGTCATTTAGTGGGCGGAGCAGTTCCATAGTCGTTCCTTACGCCAGAAATTTCAGCTTATACAACGTGGAGTAGTACAGCCCGAAAATTTCGTCGATAATGTTCTGGAGCGGGGTACACTCCTTATCGACGACCTTATAGCGCATTTGCTCAAGGTCTTCTAGCTGGCCTTCGAGGAACTCGACCACGTTGTTGGTCTTTTTGGCCGACATCAGCGAGATCGGCCCGATCAAACCGTACTTGCCCTGATAGGCTTCGGCAAACGTGTCTGCCAAATCGATGATGCCGTCGTAAAACTTACCCAACGCCTTGTGCTTGGCATAGCTGCGCGTGTTCAGGTGAGCGGAATGGGTCACATCCCGCGCCAGAAACAGCATCCCGATGAAATCCGCGCAACTCATCACATCATTCCTTCAGGCGGCATTTCAGGCTGCATTTCGCCCATCTCTGGCATCTCAGGCTGCATCTGGCCCATCTCAGGCTGTTCCATCTCCATGTCGGGCATCTCGCGCATCTGCGGCGCCCCACCGATCAGGTCGCCGGTGTCCAAAGCCGCAGCGATGGTGCCCATGACAATGTCCTGAATCTGCTCTGGCGTCATGCTCTGCTGCATGGCGCTGATCCGCTTCGTCTCGGCGTCGTAGGCGTCCACTTGGGCCTTGTATTCCTTAATGTCCACCTCGCGCTGGGCGACGCTGTCCTGCACGTTGGAGATGATGTCCGTCATGCGGTTCAGTTCTTGCGTCATGGCTTCCAGTTGCTGCTGGGCGGCCATCATCTCAGGCGACTGATCGCCTTCCGACAGAACCTTCGGGTCAAGAATCTTCTTGAACCGCGCTGCCATTTCCTGTGCGCCCGGCCAATCCATGTTCTTGATGAACAGATCGCCGGCCACAGTCCAAAGCTGCGGGTTGGATTGCAGGATCATCGACATGGCATCCAAGGCTTCCTGACGCTTGGTCATGTAGCCTGGGCCGGTCGTGACCATCACGTCGTAGGTGCCGACGCTAGGGTTGTAGACCTTTTCGATCAACGCGCCCATCTGGTCGCGGATTTCCTTGACAGGTTCAGCCTGCGATGGGTTGAACTTGACCATATCAACTTCGCCGTCAACGCCGATGATGCGGGCGATGCGCTGCGTGTCGTAAATCTTCGGGATCATGTCCA